ATCATAGCGCAGGAGTTGCCGCAACAATTCGGGTGTGATATTTGCATGGTCAGACATTGGCGAGTTCCGTTCGCTGGTGTTGGGCCGGTTGAGGCTGCAACCTCCCGGCCCATCCTTATTACATGACATGGGCTGTTCGGTCAATCTGAGGTCGTCACTCAATGACGCCGAAGTCTATCTCATCTTCTAAGTCTTCAGGCTTGCGACGGATCGCCTTAATCTCCGCCCCAGGGAAAGCCAGCTTTACAGCCTCAATCAAACCATTCTTATGAGCATGTAACGCCACCGCAACTTCCCTCATTGAGTAGATGGCGATGCTTGGACGATTAGTGTAAGCTGCGGGCCATTCTCGCGCATCTTCAATCACACCGTACACGGTGCCTTCGTATTCGTATTCCCAGATCATGGGATCAGAGACAGGCCGACCGAGGTTGACGGCTTCGGCGTCCATCGCTGCCAGCCCGCGCAGACAGACCTCGACCCAGAACTTCACCTTGTCGGGATCTTGTGCGTCGATGGCGCTGTTCAGGCCGGCGACAGCCTTGCCCCATTTCGCGGCGCTCTCGACCGAGACGAGTTCCGGCAGGCGATCCACGCCCCACCGCTTGTCCATCTCGCGGACAGCCTTGTCGAATGGTGCCAGCGATAGGTCCGCTTTGATCTCATTGGCCGTCGCACCTTTGTGCAGGATTCGGTCGTCTTTCTTCTGCCGGGTTGGTCTCTGTGCCATCGTTTTGCTCCTCTCGTTTTCCCACTTTCACCCCACCCACTTGTCACCCCACTGATCCACCCCACCCACCACCTCCCCCTAAAGGGGGAGGAGTGGTGGTGGGAGACTGGATTTTCCCCACTTTCCCCACCTTTCCCCACCTGTGAATTGCGAGGTGGGGAGGATTGAATATGTCAAATTTCATCGCCATTGATCCACTCTCCAACGACGATGACGGGGACATCTCGGGCCTTCTTCGGGTCAAACACTTTCTCGGTGGCCAGCACGTTTGTCCTGAGCCAGGTCTTGATGATTGACGAGACTTTGGCCTTCCCTTTCTTCTCGGTGATGTCGATGCCAAGCATGTCTGCGATGGGCAGGCCGACCCACTTAGGCGACTGCGAACTTTCGCGCAGCGGCTCACCGTCTGTGTGGGCGTCGGCGACGATCCTCTGGGCTGCTTTGGCGTCTTTGCCGCTGATGCCGTCGAAGGCGTCTGGCAGGGTGTAGGGGATGCAGACGCCGATCCATTCGCCGTTGTCGATCTTGACGCCTTCCATCTTGCGATAGACGGCAGCGGCGGCCGGAGGGGCCAAGTTGGCCTTGCCGTCATCCACGCGGAAGATGCTGCGCGCCTCTGTTTCGTCAATGCCCAGCTTGGCCGCGTCGTCGGGTGACATGCGGTTGATCACGCGGGCTGCTCGGGCTGCGCCAATGAGGGAGCCTGCGCCACGCACGCTGTCGATGCTGGCGTCCTCGCCGTTGCCTTTGCGGATGTGGTGGACCAAGCCGATGGCAGACTTTGTCTCGTCAGCCACGCGCCTTATTTCCGCCACAATGGCGTTGACTGCCATGTTGTCGTTCTCGTTGATATTGTGCGCCCCGACGAAGGGATCGATGAACACGCAGCCGATCTGCTTTTCGGGGATCTTCTTGCAGAGGTATTCGACCAGCTTGGTATTGGGCAGCACGCCGTCGCGGGTCTGGATGCCGAACTTGAGGCTGAAGTCTCGGCCAGCGTTGACGAACAAACGGCCCTGCACTTCTGCGGGCTTGATCCCATAGTGACGCATGGCAGACAGCACGCGGCGCTGGATCTCTTCCAGCGGGTCTTCAAGGTTGACGATCCAGACGTTGGTGCGCTCTTTGACATCCTCGCCAAGCAGGGGCCGCCCGGTGACGATGGCCAGCGCCTCGACGATCTGGAGCGATGTCTTGCCGATGCCGCCTGCCGATGCCAGAACGCTGACGAAGGATCGCAGGTAATGGTGGGCATAGATCCACTTGCGCGGCTCGATGCTGGCCTCGTCGAACATATCGTAAAGGCTGGGCCAATCTGGGGCTGCGTCAGGCGCGTCTGCTGGAGCGTCGGGGATCTCGGGCGGCGCTGCATCATCTTCGGCAGACATCGCGATGGTAGGTGCCTCTGACGCAGCGGTCGGGGCGATGTAGTCGAAATCATCCATGCCGTTGTCTGGCATCTCGTTGCGGGCCGGGTTGATCTCGGCACCGTAGGCGCGCACGGCGCCGTCAAAGTCACCATTGTGTTCGTAGTGGACGAACAGATCGAACGCATCGCCCCAGCAATAGGAGTTCTCGCCCAGCGACTTCGGCCTGCCCACGCCGGCGGCTGCGTCTGAGCCTGAGAGGCTTACCCAATGCGATAAGAAGTTCTCTGTCGCGTAGCTGTGGCTCGTTTGATACCGAGAACGGTAATGCTTGGATGATCCGCGCCGCTCATATTGATAGCGCAGAAGCAGATCCTCGATGCTATGGTCAGCGTTGAAGGCATCGACCGGGCTGACCTCATCGGGAAACTTCTGCCGGCGATCCGCACGCTGGCGCTCACGCTCGGCCCGCGCCCGGTCGGCCTGTTCTGCGGCCAAGCGGCGCTGCTCTGCCTTGCGGTGCAGTTCTTGCAGGATCGGGCTGTCGGCGTCGAGGCGCAGCGGTTTGCCGCGAATGATGCGGTGCTGGTAGAAGATCGGGGTCAGGTCCGGGTTGCGGCGATCGATCGGCACGTTGGGCAGATAGATCGGCTGGCCGCAGCGTGCCAGGGCGCCGTCGGGGTGTACGCCATTGACGTGCAGCAGGTCGAAGAAGGCTGTCTGGATCTCTTCGTATTCGGCGCCGGTGACGATGGCGGCCAGCGGGATGATGGCGCGCCACTTGCGGTTTTCTGGCGATGCCCCCGAGGATGAATAGATCAGGATGCTAACATCACCGCAGACGGCCTGCACGGCGTCTTGCACGTCGTCGATCGATGGGTTGCCACGGTCCACGTCGATGGCCAGCGCACGGTAGGCGCCATGCTCACGCTGGGCTTCGTGTGCGCGCCCGTCGTGCGCCCGGTAGGTCGATGGGATGAAGAAATCAGCATCCCGCTTTTCTTTCGCCTGCGGGGTCTGCACCAGCTTGACGATCTCGTTCCAGCCGATGCCGGGGTAGTATTCGCCGGGCTTGTCGATGAGCGTGAAGAAAGATCCTGGCGCTGTCAGGAAACGGACATCAGACATGTTTGATGTCCTTGTAATAGTCGCGCTTGGCCTGTATTATTTGCATTGGAAGGTTCTCCTCTCGCTTCCGTTAATTTGAACCCCGGCAAGTTGCTCGCTTGCCGGGGTTCTTCTTTATGTCACCACGGGATGTCGTCAGACAATTCTTCTTTGATGCTCTGGCGCTTTTCTTCTGCCAGCGGCTTCTGCTCGAACGGATCGGCCTTGCTCTCAACGGTGTCGAAGTCATCCATGCCGCCGTCGCCATAGCGGGCTTCGACCACCTGCACGGCATCCAACAGCATCGAGATGCCGCCGTTGCCGTCCGGGTCGATCACGGCCACAGCCCACGCACGCACGGTGCCTTTGGAGCCGCCCCAGAAGTTCAGATCGGCCAGCGGCTGCTTCTGCCCGTCGATGACGGTGGGCGCCTTGTTGGGCGTGCCGTCTTTCTTCATGCCGTTGCGCTTGGCGGTGAACTGGACCACGCCGGTCTCGTTGCCATGCTCGTCCTTCAGCTTCTTCATGCCGAAGACGGTCTTGAACTGGGGCATCTTCGGGTTGCGGCCACGGCAGGCGTCGTAGTGCGCCTTCAGGCTTTCGAAGATCGGACGGGCTTCGTCCTTAGTCATCTCGAAGGCCACGGACCAAGCTGCCCCGGAAGCGGTCGCTGCGCAGGGTTCGCTGGCCTGCTTCTGGGTGTTGAACCGATAGGTCTGGTTCAACTTCGGATATTGAAGGGTGACGTTTTTAGCCAAGACCTTCATGAAGTCATCGTTATTTGCCATTGGTTTTCTCCTCTCTGGCGGTGGTTTCAGAAGTCAACGGTTTCGTCGAACACGTCAGCTTCAGGCTCTTCGGTCTGCCAACGCGGCAGATCGACATGATTAAGCAAAGGCCATCCGCTTTGGAAGACACCTGATGCCTCTGCTCTGGATATTTTTTCAAGGGTGTCGGTGACGCGCAGATCGGCGGCAGCGACGTAGCGATCCGTCAGCGCGTGCAGGCATACCGCGTAGGGTGCTTCCTTCTCGACGCAGACGAAGATGAAGGTGTGGGCGTCATGTCCGGCAGCACGCAGGCAGCGCAGGTAGAACGCGGCTTGCAGATCGTATCCATAGTTGCGGATCTCGCGCGGGAAGCCGTCGGGGCTGGCGTCACGGGTTGTCTTGATGTCGAACACGATGCCGGCGTTGGGCAAGTATCCGTCGGGACGGCACTTAATCTTGACGCCCGTCTGTGGATCGGTGGCGAAGAAGCTGGCCTCGGCGACAAAGCTAGGATCGGCGATCCATGCCTTGACGACTTCGTGGTCAATGATCGGCGCCGCGATCTTCTCGGCCAGATCATAGTCGCCTTCGGTCAGCAGGATCTGGCCATCCAGATCGGCGGCAAGCTGCGCCTTTTTCCACTTGTCGCCGCGGCGATCTTCGGGGCCACGCAAGACGAGGTTCTTTTCCGGCTCCAGCACAAGGGCGTGGACTGCGCTGCCTAGGGCGAAGGCGCTGCTGTCTTTCCAGACCTTGCCTTTCCAGTGTGCCAGCGACTTGCCAGCGACGGCTTTGACATCGCTGCTGCTGATCTCGGGCCTGGCGTGGTATGCTTCGTTTGATAGGTCGCGGATCATTTCTTCCTCCATCCGTAATAAGCGATCAGTGCCGCCTCGGCTCTGCCGTCGTCTTTTTTGCGCGCCCACAGATTTGACTGATCCGGGAACACGCTTGATGCGTATGCTCTGGATGCGTCCTTGTCTGCGGACAGGCCGAAGTGCTTTTTCCACGCGGCTGGCGCGACTTCATTCGTCGGCACACCAGCGTAGAACAGACAGGCCTTCATCTCGCCGTAGGCCTGCGCGATCCTAGCCACGTTTGCCGTCCCGATCATTCTTGGGAAAAACGGCTTCTCGATCCAAGCGCATCGCACGATGCCGATCTCGGACAGGATCGCACGCTTTTCTTCAATGGTGCCGGGCATGTCGAACACGCGCACGCTCATGTCGTCACCGTCCATGACCGCGATGGCGCCAGTCTTGCCGGGGTCGATCCCGATGTAGAGCGCCATCAGACCTGACCCGTACCAATTTCGCCGCCGAGAGCCAAATATCCGCAGCCGTCCACCCAATTGTCAGCGTGCGCCGGGTTCGCCTTGGCCCGCGCCAGCTTCATCAGGGTCATCATGATGGCGACATCTTCCGGACCGATGCCGACGTCGAGGTGCGCAGACCAGTAACACGCGATCAGGCCGAAGTTGCTTTCGGCGTCACCGTGCGTGTCGGCCCGGTCTTTGGTGACGTATTCTTTGGCGGTGTCGAGGATTTCGCTGCGGTTCATTTGGCGCTCCATTGGTCTGCTGCAATGTCGCCGCCCGTCAGTCGCTCAATTCGTTCTGCGACGTGAGGCTTAGGCGCGCGTTTGCCGTTGATGATCTTGCTGATAACGTCCTTGCTGACGGGGATCAGCGCCCCGAAAGCCCCTGCCTTCATGCCTCTGGCTGTGAGCCAGGCCGCGAGCAGGGCGTGCGTTGGTAAGTTCATTGCGGTCTCCTTTCCGCCCCGAGATATGATGGCGAAAAATATTCGTGTCAAGTGGCGATTTTTCGCTTGCACGGGTCGCTGCATCGTGTAGGGTGTCAATACGAACTAGCAAACAAGGATGACCAAGATGACCTTCGACCAGATCAAAAACCTCGCATTCGCGCTTACCATCGCCAACAACGACGACAACAACGCCATCCAGTGCATGGTGATCGACGCCGAAGAGAGCGCGATGGCTCTCGGCGGGGAGCCGCTGGCAATCCTTCAGAGCAACCTCTGCTTCTGCGAGAACAATGTCGTCACCGACTGGTTCACCAAAAACGGCGTAAAGTTTTGATGCTGTGACCCTAGCCGACCACCTCGACCTGCTGGGGATCATCCCCCGGCAGGCCCCGCCGAAGCCCGCCCCACAGCCAGCAGCCTACGCGCCGCCCCAGTGGAAACCAACTTACCCCGGCGAAGATCCGCCGTTTTGATAGGAGAACTAAAATGTCAGAACCCACCATCACCATTACACTGGAGCAT